TGTTTTTTTATAAATTCTTCTATTTCGTTTCTTGGGCTAATCCCAATTTGATTTGCAATTTGTGTAATTTCCATTAGATTATCCAAGCCCGCTACTAACTTTCTTATAAATTCACGCTTACCTTGTGGGAGTGACATCTTATTGTGTATAAAGATAAAAAACGCACTTAGGGTAAGATGACTGATGTATTTGAATTAAAAATTATGATTAGTAAGGTACTTCTTCCAAGAATTAGAAAACTTGAAGAAGAACTTGCGTCATTACGAAAACATACATGGCCGTATGTACAGGGGAAAAAAGAATCTCATCAACTTGACGATATCGAGGCGAAGGCGGATTTTCTTAAACATCTCGATGAGGACACAGTAGTTGAATTATTGAGGGCAAAAGTAAAACTCAGTAGAAATAGTGGATTTCTAACAAGAGAATATGATATGATTTCTAATTTACGAAATAATTTTTGTTGATGTATAGTAAAGATGTTAGGAAATATATTCAAAACCTCTGGTGAACCAATGAGTATGGACAAACTGGGATTCACAATCGCCTGTTTACTCTGTTCAATCATGGGTGTCATGGGTCTTATGAGAGTACCTATTAAATCACCCCCCATATTAGCAGCTTGTGCTCTTTCAGCATGCTGTTCTTCCAGTCAGACCAGTTCTCTCGTAAATGACATTAATAAGCGTGTAAAGAGGGCAAAAGCCCAAGCTGAGTACGAAGAGCAAATGAAGGCTGGGCCATCGGCGAGCTCATCAGAAGATTGATTTAAAAAAAATCATCAGTCCTGTACATATTTACAGTGAATGAACCAGTATGTCCCAATACGGTGACTGTTTCATTACCATAAAGCTCTTGGCACCCTATATCTTCCATACAATCACGCGCGTTGTGTGAGACTGACACAGGGTAAAGATTTTCACCACCGGTTGTGGTGTAATAGTGATAGCGATCACGGCGACCACGGACCTCCTTACCGTAAAGAGGTAAGTTTTCATCACCATTTGTAATTAAACCCATCTGCTGCATGTGTCCAGGCTTGTACTGCTTTATAGGGGGGCCTCTAAATTCAGGTTCCCGAACCGGTTCACGACGAGTGGGTACTGGGCGTGTAGGTACTGGAATAGCTACTTCTACTGGGACCTCGACAACTTGGGGGTTGTAGAACATGTAGCCTACAGCCGCGACAAGTACAACAATAGTCAGTAGCAATAATTGAGTTTTTTGCTTGTTCTTCATATACTATAGTTAAGGAAAATGTTTCACTTGAATATATGAAGGATATAACCATTTTTGATAATTTCATTAATGACGAAGAGCTAGAAGAGGCTCGACAATTCATTGGTGGGGAATATTCACAACATTGGGGTAGTAGAAAATGGTTTTTCAACGATATAAATAACAGTTTTACGAAAATTCTAATTGATTCTATGTTTAATTTGAATATGGAAAATATTATCCCTTCTGCAAAAAATTTCATTTTGAAAATTAAAAATAGAATAGACAAATGTATGAATACAAATTTAGATATACATCGAGTTTATTTTAATCGTCAAGTGTGTGGTCAAGACGTACCATCACATACAGATGCCGAAAAACGTGTATGCTTGTATACACTTTTAATATATATAGGTGATATTACACCCGAAAACTACGATAAAACTGGTGGAGACTTAGAAATTCAAACTAAACCAATTATAAGAATTGAACCGTTTACAAAAAGAGCTGTACTATTCAAAGGGTATATACCACACCAGGCTTATGCACCGTTAGTCCACGGGATAACTCGCATTTCATTTGCAATAAATTTTATATGTAGTTCAGAACGGGATAAAACAGAGTACAACAACGGTCAGTGGTAACAATTACTTAAGGATAATGTTTCACTTGAATATATGTTATGAGGGATGTAACCATTTTTGAGAATTTTATTAATGATGAGGAGTTACAAGAGGCTCGTATATTAGTCGATAAAAAATCTCTCAATTTACACGAAGCATATGATGAAATTATAAATAGGTCGTGGGTTTTCGTAGAAATAGATAGAGCTCATAAAAGAACTGTATTGGATAACAGGAGTAATATATTAATCAATAGTCTTGATATTTCTGCACAAAATTTCATTTCGAAAATTCATAATAGAATAAATACATATACAAATAAAAAATTTGATCTAGAGCGAGTTTATTTAAATGAACAAGACCGTTGGCAAGACGTACCATTGCATACCGATACCAACGGAAAACCAAATTACTATACAATGTTAATTTATTTGGGTGATATTACATATGAAAATTATGATAAGGCTGGTGGGGACTTGGAAATAAAAACTGAAAAAAATATCAGAGTTGAACCCTTCACAAAAAGAGCTGTACTATTTAGAAGTTATATACTACATCAGGCTTTTGGACCTTTAGTCTCAGATGTAAGACGTATTTCACTTGCATTCAGATTCATAGATCATTCAGAGTCATTACCATTTAATACATATTATAATTTACCTCACTACGATCGCGTGAATCATATCAAAGAGGAACATCAACGATTGTGGAAACCAGTCGTACAAAAAAATAATATTTCGATTGCCGACACCACATTAGAAGATCGTCTTCGTGAAGACATGCTACTTAAAATTCATGGTGGATTCTCCTTCGGGGCACGAGTACCATGTGCAGTTAAACTTCTTTGTCAATCCCCTAAAAAACCAATATATGAGAAATTAATACCAATTCATCCAGAATTTGACCCAGAATTTGAATAGTTAAGGAAAAAAACACATATGAAAATATGCAAAAACTCGACGACGATGGATCTTGGAATTGCCCAACGAGAGCGACCCGCCTCATTTCACATGGAGAAACTCGACAAATGTGGTCTGGACACGTTTTGAAAGATATAAATATTTTTGATAATTTTTTAAGTGATGATCTGTTACAAGATACTTTGAAGTTCTTCACGAAAAGAAAAAGGAACCACGGCAATTGGGAGTATACAGGGTTTTCTCTTGATCCGAATGCTGCCATATTTTGGAATATGGATCTTCAACATTTTACCTTATTTACTGACACAATTTTAAAACATATAGAATCAAAAACAGGTAAACGTTTTGAATTATTAGACGTATACGCAAATGGTCAAACATTGGGTCAAGATGGAACTTGGCACCCGGATAATCATATACCAGGCATGTATACATTTTTATTATATATGACTTATTTACCGGAGATTGTAGATTCAACAAATTATAAAACGTTTGGTGGGTGTACAAAATTTAAGCTGAATCGAATGATTACAGATGTTGAACCATTTACAAATAGAGGTGTATTATTCAAATCTGAAGTTAGACATGCAGGACTAGCACCTCAACCAGCTAACACACTTCGTGTTTCTATAGCTTATAAGTTAAAGGAAATTACATAGAAATGTATATGAAGGTCTTGGCGATAGACATTGGGTTTCATAATATGGGGTTAGTGTTTGCTGAGTTTGAAGATGGTCCAAAAATTGATGTAAAGCAGATGAAAAAGGTGAGTTTGGAGGACTATAAATACATACGTACAAATGACTTTGTTGATCTGGTCCCTTTATTTGTTGAAGAACATCGAAGATTATTTGACATGGCTGATAGAATACTTATAGAGAGACAACCACCCGGAGGATTCACAAATATTGAGATTCTATTAAATTACATGTTCAGAGATAAGGTTGAATTGATTTCACCTGTGAGCATGCATATGCATTTTGGTATGAGACACTTGGATTATGAAGAACGAAAAGAGAGAACCGTACTATTAGCCGAAAAATATCTAGATGACGAGATTCCATATGAAAGAAAACATGATATAGCGGATGCTTTCTGTATGATTGTATATTTTAACTTTAAAGTTACAACTCATATATTTGATCGGTTTAGATATATTAAAGGTAAAAATATATAAAAATAATATGAGTAGACAGGGCGTGCAGCGCCACGCGGACGAAGATGATTATATAAACAGACGTTCTAATAATATATATGTGTTGAGTAATGTTTTTTCAGAAGATATATGTACTAAGATAGTCGATACTATAAATGAAGATCCAGGTGAAAAATTGATACGCCGAGGTGGACAAAATGTACACGCGTACCAAAAACAATTAGTTAAGAATCATCCATTCGCTGAACTTATATTTTCAAAATTAAACGAACTTACTAGGTTTCTTGGTAAAAGATATTTTATGACTTTTTCTAAAACTCCTGTACAAGAACCTGTGTGTCTAAGAAAAATTTATGATGCAACGAAATTACATGAAGATGGACTCAAGGCGGGGGATAACGAACCAGAATCACGAACTCTTGCTGTAATAATAGCATTAAACAGTGACTATGACGGCGGAGAAATTGTATTTCCATGTCAAAATTTTAAAACAAAATTAGAGCAAGGTGATGCTATTGTTTTTCCTCCTTTTTGGACACATCCACATTATACCGAAAGTCTAAATAATAACACTTTTAGATACACGATTACTACATGGCTTCACAAATAATATCCTTAAGTATAGTATATGCCAACAGCTAAACAACTCCAGAACGCAAAGATGAAATTAAAAAAGACTCCTAAATCCAATGGTAACAAACCTGTTATACCTACAGCAGCTCTTCTTCGTTTAATTGCTGCCGACCCCAGGATTCAAAGGAATCGTAATTTTATGAAACAAGTTCAAGAACTCGTCAAGAAGAAGTAGTTTTACCTTTGAGTGTTACTTTTAGTTCATCAAAGAATGTATCGAAAACACCCAATCTATACTGAACAAATGCCCAAAGTGCGAAAAACATAGTCTTCGTCATCTTATTTACATCATTCTCCTCCATTTTGTAAATTGGACCCACTAGCCTACCCATAAAAGTTTCATCTTTCGATTTACCAGTCATTGCAATCTCCGCTTGGGTTAATGCACATGTATCGTCGTTCACTGACCAATGATAAAAAATGAATGGTATAACCATCGAGTAAAACTCTAGATTTCTACGATTATTCGTGAAAGGTACAATCAAAATCATAAGTAAAAAAATAACATGTAACACAAAAATTATATTCATTTACTATATACAATGGCAAAAGAAAAAATTGTATGGAATGATCAGCACGAAATTATATTACGACAATGGGGTGAGGCTTGCGCGTGTTATAGGTTTATGCATCATAGATCATATTTACTCTATAAAGACCTGAGTATGAAATTTACCTTACCCGTCATTGTACTTTCAACTATTACAGGAACAGCTAACTTTGCACAATCTACACTCCCCCTTAGTATTCAACCCGCTGCACCATCTGTGATAGGTGGTTTGAATTTAATTGCAGGTCTGATTGCGACTATCATGCAATTCTTAAAAATTAATGAATTAATGGAGAATCATCGAACTGCGGCGTTAGCTCATGGTCTATTATCTAGAAATATTCGACTCATGTTAGCGATATCACGTGATGAACGTAAGAAGGATGGTTTGAAATTTGTTGAAGACTGCAAGACTGAATACGACAGACTCCTCGAACAATCTCCATCAATTCCTAAACAAATAATGAAAGATTTTGATAAAGAATACCCACTTGATAATATTTTTACAAAACCTGAAATTCTTAATGTGCGTTCAATTCCAATTCTCAAACTTCCCAAGACTATTGAGCCAATTGAAGCTATAACTAAAAATACACCTCTCGAGCGTGTAGGTAAATTTCTTTCTAAATCGAAAACACCACCACCAAGTGAAGTTAGTGAAGAATCTAATCTAGATGAAGTTGAGGAGTTAGAGGAAGAAGAGACAGACGTCGAGCAAGGTACACCAAAAGAATAAACATGACAATATTGGTAAGAACTCCACACGCAACGTATGGTAAAATTTTCCTTTTTAAAGGTTCTACGATACGTTTATGTAGTGCGTCATTTTCAAGCACTAAATCTATGGCCTGATTAGTAAGATCATCAATGGACTCTTTCATTAAAGTAATCGAGCAAAAAAAAGAAGAGATAAATACCGTGACAACAATTCACACAAAACAGATCAAACTCATTCGCAAGTACCTAGATGAAAGAAAGAATGTATTCATATGTGGGGGGTATGGTGTTGGGAAATCGTATATTCTCGAAGAAGTGTTGAAAGGTTTAAGTCATGTTGAACTACGAACCGATCATCTGAAAAGTAAATCACCATTTCTGGCATTTATTAAACCTTCTACAAAACATGTGTTTATTGAAGACTATGATCCAGTGTTTAAACCTATCATAGAACAAGTTTCGGATGGCAATCCTCTAACTCGTGGTTCATTGTTGGTCACTTCTGTAAACATGTGTATGTATCCAAATTTCGAAACAGTGTTTATCCCTAGACATAAACCAGATACATTACTCACACTTACAGAAGATAAGGGTCCCAAGGCTGAGAATGCGGCGTATAGATGTAATGGTAATATTCGAAACTTTTTCACTTATCTTGAAGGGTATGATGAAATGGATATTTTCAAAACACCTAAAGAATTTATTGCTGAAGTACTGTCAGATCCTAATCCTATACCTATTCATGATAGTATACACGAACATGGACACATGTGGGACATCTTCCAAGAAAATTACATTAATTCGAACGGTGTAGATGTTTTAAAAATTACAGAATCATTTTCTACAGCTGATTACTACGACAATCATATATACAAATATGGTAATTGGAGTCTCATGCCTTATTTTGTGTTACACGCCCTCACGATACCAAAGAAGTGTTTAGGTGAACCACTCGTGAAGGATAAAATTAGACCTGGGAGTTGTTGGACTAAACTTGGTAATTACAAAATGAGAAAGGGTAAATTTGAAGAAATTAAGAAAAAATCGAGAATGGGATTGGGGGTTGAAGAATTATGTCTTTTGAAGAAATATGCGGAGAAAGGAGACCTAAGTAAGTTGGTAGAATATGAAATCACACCCCAAGACTTCGACGTCATTAATCATTTGGCTGTTGGAAGTGGCTTAAAATCAAGAGAAGTAACAAAAGTAAAGAAAGCTTTGAAGAATGTCTACGAAGGATGAAGAACCTGAATCTGAAGAATATGTTAAGGTTATTGGGAACGAAATCCTCTTCTATGCTGACGTCGATCGGGAAAACGCTCTTGACTTCGTCGAGAAATTTAAAAAATTGGAGATCGAACTTCTTAAAAAGAAAGCTGAACTCTTTGGGTACGAACCCCTAATTAGGGTTCATATCATGAGTGAAGGTGGAGACATCTTTGCTGGTATGACGATGATGAACACTCTCGAATCCTCCCGTGTAAAGATTGTTACCATCGCCCAGGGATCTTGTTGCAGTGCTGCGACGTTCATGTTGCTTGGAGGTTCTGAGAGACTTATGGGGAAAAATGCATACGTCCTCATTCACCAAATCTCTACAGAATTATGGGGTAATTTTCAGGAACTTAAACATGAGCTCAAATCAACGGATAAGTTTATGAAAAATCTGAAGAAGATGTATCTCGAAAAGACCAAGATTCCTGAGAAAAAGCTGAATAAACTCATGAAGAAAGACATCTATCTATCTCCAAAAGACTGTCTCAGGTATGGAATCGTCCACGCTCTTGAGTAATTATCACAGAACGCCTGTATAAAGCCAAAATACATAAAATTATAAATAAAATAAAAAATGTGTTTAAATTTAAAGGCAAAGTCGTGCTTTCTGGAGGCCTAAGTCGTTCCATTCTAGCGTAATTAACAACTGGTAATCCAGACATCTATTTAAAGTTGAGAAATTAATTACTCCTATAATGGAACG